TACCACCAGTTCCTGTTGCTGCTGTGTTTAAAAAAGCACCAGCTACTGTTGCTGTGCCATTAATTGTAAAGTCTACGCTTGAACCATTAGTCATACTACCACTTGAAGCTGCACCTTCTGTCCATTCTTTTCTGTTACCAGAATAGTTTGTTAGTTCTGCCCAACTTGAGTGTGATGCCATGGTATTTGCTGCTGCTGGAGTACCAGCTGCTTTTAATCCTATGTACCAAGTTGTTACTTGTGTTGCTGCGTGAAATTCTACATCAAGAATATGATTTAAACCTACTGTAGTAATTAAGTTTTTTTTATTTTCTTCCCACTTTACATTTCCATCTTTGTCTAGGCAAGTAACTTTCCAGAAGTTAGCCAGCCCTAAATTTACATTATCTAATGTCATTTTTTCTCTCCTTTAGAGTGTTATTATTATTCGTCTGGGTCACTTACCTTAGTCCAAGTAGTACCAGTGTCTTCTGCTTCGTCATTCCACAAGAAGTTGTTGTCTGAAGAAGTACCCGAAGTTGCACCAAGGGATATACTTTCTTCAAAATTTATATTAAATTTCATATTTTGTTCGTTGTCTAGTGTAACAGTTCCCGGCATTTTAAGTAAACCAGATGCTGTAGCACCAGAAGTTAATCCTAATATTGCAGATGCAATTTTTTCTGCATCTTCTCCACCAGCTAATTCAGAAATAACTTGGTTTAATGTAGCTGTTACTGGTATAGCAACTGTTGTTGGATTGCCTCCCCAAACAAGAGAACCTGCATCTGACCAAACCACAGTCTCTAAATTCCAAGTTGTTGTTCCAGCTAAAGGTATATTTACTGTAGTTCCAAAAGTTATAGAATCTACATAAAGTTTATTACCAACACTTGTTAAATTTTCTGTTGATGCTAGTGTTATTGATTCTACAAATATCTGTTTTGTTGAACTTGCAACTCCACTAGAAAGACCTAAAACTATATTACCTACAAGTTGAAATCCTCCAGAAGCAGACATTCCAGCATTAGCACCAAGTGTTGCAGTGCTTAAATATTTAGTTAAACCTGTGTTTGTTTGAGATACATTAGCAGATAAAATTGCTGTTACTTCATATGTTCCAACAGACCATACATATGGATTGTTAGACCAAGTAGTTGAATCTATTGCCCAAGTGCTTTGTGGCATTAGCCTTCAACTCCAGAGTATATATTTCTTACTCTTAATGTAGAGCCAGAATGTCTATCTCTTTTATCTTGTCTTTGTAATTTATCTATTGCGTTGCTGTAACCATTTAACCACACAGGAACTCTTTCATCATTTTTAATAAAAGGTTCTGCTTCCATAAGAGCACCATATAATAACACATCTGGTGCATTTTCAGTTAGCCAGTTGTTTGTTACTGTACCAGCAGAACCATTACCCAAGGGTGTAAACTTTTCATAAAAAGCTATCTCAAGTTCATAAGCTGAATCGGGTACAGGAGCTAATTGTATTTCATCACCTATTAAAGTATAAGCTCTAGGTTTACCAGTAGCATTACTGCCATACAACCTATCTAACATCTCTGGTGTAATGTATTCAAGAGCTGCAGTAGGGTTTGTATTTAATTGAATGTTACGCATTTGCAAATAACCACCCGGTAAATTAAAATACTTTTGACCTGATGTTGTGTACATTATACTTCTTACTTCCATAGGTCGTATGCGTAAATCTCTGCTTATGCGTGCTTCTGCTAGTGCAATAAAATCTGGTATCCTTGCGGTTAAGTCTGACCTGTCTAACCAGTCTGCTACTGCGTCTTTTAATTCTGTGTATGTACTTAGTGCCATTATAATTTTCCTTTAGAGGTTCTCCACATAGCGTTAGCTGGGTCATTCATCCATACTTTCATTCTTTCTTGATTTCCCCATATTCCTTCTCGCATCATCTGCTCTACCACAATCATGGGTATGCTTGCTACTTTGTGTGACATTACTGAGTCACCTTTGTATTGTGTGCTTCTGTTGTGGAACTTTTCTTTGCTGTTTAAGTCTGATAGTTTCTTAACTATTCTATCGTCTTGCTCACTAGCAATAGTAATGCTTCCATCTAAATTTGATATTACGTTTGTTTTAATTGGACTTGTCATAAAGTAAACCACCCCAGTTGCCTAGGGTGGGTTATTAGGTTATATTAACCAGTTGTGTAGCGTATCTTAGCATTTGCTGCTTCGTTACCACAATGTAGACCATACTCAACTAAGAGCATTTTCTTCTCTGAGTCACCATCTTTTGCAATATCCACTGTTTGGAAATCACGCAAGTAGTTGACTGACCACATATCGTGGTCCAAGAAATATACAACGTCTTGGTCACAGAATCTATCCATAATGATGTTGTAAGTACCAAAGTCTGATACATATACATCAACTGAGTTTTGGATAGTCATATTGTTATCTGCTACTGAGCGAATTGCATCAGCACGACCTGACATAGCTGTGATTAGTTTCTTGTTAGTTGCACCAAGTAGGATAGTTGACGCTTCACCGCCTTGTGTCCATACTTTTTCTGCAGCTAAAAGAACATCGGCTTCAACCATTGCAGCGTGAGTACCAGAAGTACCAGCATCTACTACGTTAGTTGTAATCCAATTAGCAGCACCACGAGTCTCACGAGCAGTTGTTGCATTACCTGCAGCAGCTGCGTTGTCAGCTAATAGTGAGCCTTCCATATCACGTTTTAGTTCTTTAGAAGCCTTTGCTAGCTGGTGAGCTAGTTCAGATTTCTTACCAGCGTTATCAACTGTCTCGTGAGTTCCAGTAACCTCAACAACTTTCTTAGAAATTTGTGTTTGGTTAGTTAGACGAGTAGTTGCAGTAGTCGCAGCTGTACCAGCAGCGGCTCCTTCAACGTGGTAGTTATTAATTACAGCTGCAGCTAGTGCATCTGTTTGCCACTCAAATAGAGTGTTAGATACTGAGCCTTTGCCAGCAATGCTGGACATAAAGGGAGTATCTGTTGGTGAAATATCATAGATGACATCTGACAAATCCTCACGGATTGCAGTTGCATCGTATGTCTTAAATTGGCTAGGCATTATCCTATCTCCTTAAAGCATATCATAAAAAATAGAAGCGGCATCATCTTGCTTGCCTGACTTCTGTAACCTTGCACGCTTTTGTTTAATAGCTTCTACTGCTGTATCTTCTTTAGAATTGCCTCGTCCAGTTTTTTGTACTTTAGGAACAGTCTTAACTGCTTTCTTTTTAGGAGCAACCTTGGTTGTCAGCTTGTCATATTCCATAGCTTTCTTTATGATAAGAACACTACGGTGGTCTGCCAACTGGTTAATCTCTTCTGGTCTGAAACCTACTGATTTAGCGTACTCTTGTACATCTCTTTTAATAGTAGATTCCTGATCGTTCCACTCAGGTAAAGCATTAACTAGTCTGCTGTATTCTTGTTGAACAAAGTGTGACCTAGCTTTCTGTGCTTCTTCAGCTTGTTCTTGTTGTATAAGAACTTGCTGTTGTGCTACGTTTTGTACTTTTTCCTGTGCGTCCCTGTACTCATCTTTCTTTAGCATATACTGATATGGGTCTTCTTGTTTCAAAGCTGTCCAATCTGTACTTTCAAACTGTTGAAGATTGCTAGTCTGTTGCTCTTGCAACATCTGTAAGCCATTAGCGTACATTTGTCTTTCTTGCTCTAGTCGTTGACGCTCAGATTGGATTCCTTCCGTTTCCTTGCGTTGCTCGGCTAGTGCTTGAGACTTACGAGTATAGTCAGCCTGCCTTTGATAACCGTTCTTAAGTTCATCTATACCAACTTCCAATTCCTCTCCGTCTACCTTTATCGTATACTTTAAGTCTTCTTCCGCTACTACTTCAAATTCTTCTTCTTCGGCTACCTCTTCTTCGGTTTCTTCTTCAGCTTGTCCTTCTTCTTCAGATTCAGGGGCTTCTTCTTCTACCTCTTCAGCTTCCTCTATTTCCTCTACCTCTGTCTCGTCTACAGGGGTATCGGTTTCCTCGCTTGCGGTTTGCTCTTTTGAGTCCCACATACTTAGGATTTTATTTTGTG